ATCATCTCCCCTTTATTACAAGACTGGCATATATCGGTAGCATAAGTATAGTCGTTTATGTTAATAAAAGTCTGGTCAAGATTTGTAAAAAACTTTTGAACATTATTGTCATTTGCACGCGTTAATGCATTCTCGTCAAATGTCTTGTCGTTTACTTTGAAAAATGAATTGAGAATGGTGGTCTTATTTGTACCATTCGTGATTTCTTTTTTATTCTCAAAGTAGTCAAAGATACACCTGCTATTGTTTAGATAATAGTCTTTAATCTTTTTCTTATTTTTATAAATTTCTTCTTTTATATCGTACAAAGAGTCTTGTAGTTCTATTTTTTCATTAACATCTAATATAACGTTGACATCATTTAACTGGTTCATTATTTCATTTTTTCGGCGTATTAGTCTAGGTAAAACTTCGGTGTTAATTAAGTTAAATTCGCATTGTAATTCGCGATGAACGCTATCTAGGGTCATTATTCGTTTTTTATCTACAAAAATCTTTTTATTCGTTTTATGTTTAAAAGATGGCATCTATATATATCTATATATATTAACTATATTGTTATAAGTATAACTTTTTTAATATATAATAATTAATAATTATATCTATTTTAGTATTTTTAGTATTTTTAGTATTTTCTACTATTAGTATTTTCTACTATTAGTATTTTCTACTATTTATATTTTATATTATAATATAAAATAAAATAAAAGACTGAATGAGCTCTACATTAAAGACGGGTGATATTCTTTTATGTGATAATCTGCAATATAGTTCGTGGGGCTTATTTAGCTGGTTTATAAAATTTATGACAAAGAGTGACTTTTCGCATGTTGGTATGATTGTAGTAGACCCCGAATTTACAAATGTTCCATTAAAAGGTACATATGTTTGGACATCGGGTATTTCAGATACGCAAGACCCTGATGATAATACAAAAAAATTTGGAGTTCAGTTTATTCCATATGAACACTTTATTGCAACATATGGTGGAAAAATATATGTTCGCAGAATCGATTGTAAAAGCACAGAAGAATATAACAAAATATTCAACAACGAAATGTTGACGGAAATACACAAAGTTGTATACGATAAACCGTATGATATTGTTGTTACAGATTGGATAGAAGCTTACTGTAAAAAGGACCGTCATCCCCAGAAGACATCAAGATTTTTTTGTAGTGCATTTATTGGATATGTTTATACAAAATTGGGCTTATTTGATGGTGGATTGGACTGGAGTATTCTTTATCCAAGTTATTTTTCTAGTGAAAATAAAACACTTTCTTTGCTTCAGAATGCAACACTATTGAAAGAAGACCAAATAGCTGGATAGGTTGCGAATTTGTAAAATATAGAGTTATAAAGTTATAAAGTTTAGGAAGTTTGTAAAGTTTTGCAAAATATATAAATACGAATAATGTTAGGAATGTATTAATGTTTTCTCTATAAAAATAAAATAATGTCATCAAATAATTTAGACGTATCCGCCAAAAATAGTAAAATGTACAATATAGAAAGAGAAAAAGAAAGAGAAGGAGAAAGAGAAAGAGAAAGAGAGGGGGGCGATAAAACGTGTAATATCACCATGAGTTCGGATGCTTTAACGACGAATATAAATATAGAGTCATTGGATATTGTGAACATTAAGAGAGAGACATACTATAAAATGAAATTTATTATGAATTGTTTAGATAGCAATATGGCTATAAAGAAAAGGAAAACTATTTTTTATTTAAAAAATTTAGAAGATTCAACAACGGAGATTATAACAGAGGACTACTTAAATAAACGCATTATTCATAAAATGTATAACAATGGTAAAAGTGAAAAAGATATTCAGCATAGTTTAGAAAAAATCAAAAGAAAGGAAGATATAATACCATTAAAGGATGGTGTTCATACTTTAAAGACCTTAATAGACAAGGGCAAATTGGATATAAAAAGCGAACAAAAAAATGATATATATTTGATGATATTTTTGACGAATACTTTAGAAAATGGTTGGAGTATAAGGAAAAAAAACGACGAGTATGTTTTTAGGAGAAAGCATGAAAAACAAACCGAGATATACTCTGATGAGTATTTGGTAAATTTTTTAAAATCAAATATGAATAACATTATTACATGAAGGGGTATTGTGCGGCGGAGGGGTATTGTGCGGCGGAGGGGTATTGTGCGGCGGAGGGTATAGGAATAATTTACTTTTTTAATTTAGGAGAAATGTCAACTTGTTGATTATAATAACTATCAATAATAGTTATTATTATTAATTATTAATTTATAATATTTTAATTAAGTTTTTTTGTAAAATTTTTTTCTTTAGCAATATTATAATAAACAAAAATGGCAGGAGGTCTTATGCAACTTGTAGCTTACGGCGCCCAAGATGTCTATCTTACGGGCAACCCTCAGATTACCTTTTGGAAGGTGTCTTACAAACGTCACACTAACTTTGCGATGGAGTCTATCGAGCAGACTTTTAACGGTCAAGCCGATTTTGGTCGTCGTGTAACCTGCACCATTTCTCGTAATGGTGATTTGGCTTACCGCACCTACCTTCAGGTTACTCTCCCCGAAATTAACCAGTCCATGAAGGGATCCAACCAGGACGGCGTTTATGCTCGTTGGCTCGATTTCCCCGGTGAGCAGTTGATTTCCCAGGTTGAGATTGAGATCGGTGGTCAGCGCATTGATCGCCAGTATGGTGACTGGATGCATATCTGGAACAATCTTACTCTTCCCAATGACCAGCGCCCCGGCTACCATGCTATGGTCGGCAACACCACCGAGTTGACTTTCATCACTGACCCCTCTTTCAATGCCATCGATGGTCCTTGTCAGGCAAACGCCCCTCGTCAGGTTTGCGCTCCCCGCAATGCTCTGCCCGAAACTACCCTCTATGTACCCTTTCAATTCTGGTACTGCCGTAACCCCGGTCTTGCTCTGCCCCTCATCGCTCTTCAGTATCACGAAGTCAAAATCAACCTTGATATTCGTCCCATTGATGAGTGCTTGTGGGCTGTCGGCTCTCTCAGCTGCGGTAGCAACAACGCTCTTGCCTCCCCCGCTGGTGGACGTGTCAACACTGCCTACAACCAGTCTCTTGTCGCTGCCTCTCTCTATGTTGACTATGTCTTCTTGGATACCGATGAGCGCAGACGTATGGCTCAAAATCCCCACGAGTACCTTATTGAGCAGCTCCAGTTCACTGGTGATGAGTCTGTCGGTTCTTCTTCCAACAAGATCAAGCTCAACTTTAACCACCCCGTTAAGGAGCTTATCTGGGTTGTCCAGCCCGATCAGAACGTTGACTACTGTTCTTCTCTCGACTGCAACCAGCTTCTCTACAGGCTCCTCGGTGCTCAGCCTTTCAACTACACTGATGCCGTTGATGCTCTCCCCAATGCTATCCATGCTTTTGGTGGACACGATGCTGTTGCCCAGACTACTGGGTCCTTCATCGATGGCTCTGGTCTCTTTAACGAAGCTGGTGCTATCGATGTCTCCAATGTTTACTGGTGGCAGCAGGGCGATGCTGCTGGTGCAACTAACACTGGATATGATCAGCCCAACTTTGCTCCCGGTTTTAGCGGCAGAATTCCTTACGAGAACTCAGGCGTATCTGATGCCGGTACTTTCGTTCTTACCCAGACTTCTCTCGACCTTCACTGCTGGGGTATGAACCCCGTTGTCACCGCTAAGCTCCAGCTTAACGGACAGGATCGCTTCTCTGAGCGCGAAGGAACTTACTTCGACCTCGTTCAGCCCTACCAGCACCACACTCACACCCCTGACACTGGTATCAATGTTTACTCATTTGCTCTGAGACCTGAAGAGCATCAACCAAGTGGATCGTGCAACTTCTCCCGCATTGACAATGCTACCCTTCAGCTTGTTCTCTCCAACGCTACCGTTGAGGGCACCAAGACTGCCAAGGTTCGTGTCTATGCTACCAATTACAACGTTCTCCGTATCATGAGTGGTATGGGAGGCCTTGAAGCTACATGCTTAATTATGATGATGGTCATAATAGCTGTGAACAAGGGCCGAAAAGCAGTATGCCATAGTAAAGTGAGCTCTTACTATGGAAAACCATTTATGTCCTCACCATCATCGTTATTGATGATTTGACTAACTGCTAGTGATTCCGACTTGTTGTCGTCGGAGTTGCAACACATCTTGTTGTTCGGGAAACCCCTTAGAGCTTTTTCTACCAAGCTTATCTCCGAAAGGAATAAGTGGCCAAGAGTAATGAACTTGGGTATGGTAATAATGAAAAAGATTGGGCAATCCGCATGCTTACTACCTAAAGGCGATAATAATATGCTAGTCTATGGTAGGGCGTCAGAGACTGAACGGATGTGGGTCGTTAATGAAGGTTTAAGCAACCTGAAACGGCTTAAGATACAGTCCTCCCTCTAGGGAAACTTAGGGGAATAAGAGTGCTTACAGCAATTAAATTGCGTGTGCGCTTCACAATTGGAATTACAATTTTATTTTAATATTATTATGTATTTAATAATATGAAAAATTGATGACATATAAAGCATGTACGTACTACGTACATACTTGATATAAGTTATACAAAGACAAATAGATATGGATATTGGTAACACATTTTCATTAAAAGATGAATATATTCGTGATAAGTACAAAACAGCAAAAATAGACTTTATACGAGGACATATTAAAACTATTGGTCGAACATCTAATCAAGAAAAGAACCCATTATGGAAAATCCAGAACGAAAATGGAACCATTATTATAGTTATGTATTGCGAAGTTGATACGCTTTGCATATTATGCCCGAAAAGTTATCAAAAAATATTAGATTATGAAAAAACGAATAATAAAGGAAATAAAATTACTTGGTATAAAATGTCGAATGGATATATTTCATGTCATTTAAATATTCATATGCATCAAGTAATAACAGGATGTATGGGTAATGGTAAAGGAACAAATACTATAAGTGTCGACCATATTGATAGAAATCCTTTAAATAATTGTTTTGATAATTTAAGAATCGCTACAAGAGAAGAACAGCAAAAAAATAGTAAAGGTACTGCTGATGATGGAACAAAAAGAGAACGGAAATACAACGCAAAAAAGTTACCTGATGGAATAACACACGATATGATGAGAAAATATGTTGTATATTACCACGAATGGTTGGATAAAGAACATACAAAAGAGAGAGAATTTTTTAAAGTCGAGAAACATTCGAAACTCCAAAAACCCTGGATTTCTAGCAAGTCGTCAAATATTTCATTACTAGATAAACTAATTTCTGCAAATAAAGTTGTTACAGATTTAGAAAGTGATATATATCCGTAGTATCGAACACGGTGAATTAACTTTTGCTTGTTGATTATTAAAGCAAAAAACATTCTTGCTTTGCCAGTTGGCAAAGCAAGAACCAATAATGTTTTGCTTTCCCTTGAGGGAAAGCAATAATGTTTTGCTCACCCCACGGGGTGAGCAAAAAACAACATAAATAATAATATTGGTATTTTTTTCTATGTTCATCCAACTATAAAATATACAGAAATTTTATAAGTATTCTCTTATACAGGCAATATAAATACACCAAATTGGATAAATTATCCGATTGAACTTATGAAACGCTCAAAGAAATATTTAGAACCACTTGGATTAAAACTCGTGTTTAATGTAATGGTCTGGTCTTAGGAAGGTAAATAAAAAAAACGAATTAAACACCAATGCAACAATCATCATTTCGTTTCACTTCACTTCGCATATACTTTTCAATGTCCGCAAAATTCGCGGAGGATAATACTTGATATCATCCGAAACTATGTAATTTTCCGTATAGTGTATATTTTTTGATGATAAAAGTCCGGTTATACTTACCTCTATAATATTATAATTCGTATCATATACTACAGCAATATATCGAATATTCCCCTTCAACATTTTCAACGTTTCGCGAACCGTGTTTTTCGATGTTGGGAATTTCCATGCACCATTGCTAGCCTGTGACAAAGGACAACTTCCATTTTTGCTGCACATTGTTTTCACTTGCACATATGTGCCACAATGGTCACAGCATAAATCAACGCCGGGATAATTCATTTGTACTTTGTTCAAATTCGTCCACGTTGTATGACCGCACGTTTCGCACGGAATCGTATTGCAAATGAACTCTTCTCCTGCATCCCCAATAGCATGTTTCGATAATACCTCAAATTCATTAAATCGTAACTTATGGTTTGGCACCCTTGGCGCCCTTGCTGCCCTTTTTGCCGGCTTTTTTGAGGCTGATTCTTTAGCGTTTCTAGCAACAGATTTCATTTTTGAAATTAGAATGTAATAGGGGTGATGTAATAACTTATTACGGTTTTGATTACACCTAGTTTTATACATATTTTTGGTTTCAATTTTGTAACAATATAAAATTGAAACGTTTTATATTGTTTAGTTGTGATATAGCCAACAACGCCACGCCACACCAATGCGCCCCCTCCAACTCGTAAATCCTGTCGACCTTGTGCCGGGAAAGACATATTTGATTCAAGAAAAACGCCCCGAATACGCACATCAAAAATTCAAAGGTACGTTTGTCAAAAATGATTATCCGCAACATCCGTTTCAGTGTACGATAACAAACTTTACAAATGTCATATGTGCGGGTAGTCAAAGCCGCACGGAACTAAGAATCCCGGACAAATATTGGAACTACTATGAAGCAAATGCGATCGTGGTGGCGTATACAAACTATGTTCTTCGCCAAATTACTGGCGAGCCGTCGTTTATTATTCAATAATTGCATAATCCTCAAAAATAAATGATGCAAACTTATTAGAGTTATTTTCTTCAACTTCTACATTAAATCCGCGGTCTTTAAACCATTTTTTAAAATAATTAAAAGCACTCCACTGTTTTACATAACCCCCAATAACTAGTAACTTTAGAGCATTTTTAATATATTTTTCATCGATTACACAGCATGCAGCTTCACCGCCGTCACCGCCTTGATGTAATGTCCCCGTCATTAGTAAATATTCAACATCAATATCTTTATCAAATGTTTCCGAAAATGTAAGGATGATTCTATCATGGGAGAACCCGGCATTATGTCCACCGAATCCAA